ACTTGAGTAGTGTTTGTTATAGTGTTTAATGAAGGTAAATTAGTAATAATAGTCATATTAATCTCTGATCGTTATAGTGTCATTATCATCAAAACTCCACTCTACTCCATCATTTCCATATAAACTTGCATCATGAGAAGTGCCTTGAGATATATTATTTCTTGGTAATAACAAGTATTTAGTTGATGGATAATCTAAGGTATTTTGCACGTAGATTCGATCTATTTCAAAATCTATAAGTTTGAAATCAAACCCCGATTCTTTTATTCTATTAACTATAGTCCGGCCATACCCTGGCAATGCATAGCAAATTACTAATACTGGTATGTAATTATATAACTCTCCTGATTGATATTGTTTCATGAAACTGGGTTGTAAATCATTTTTAATATCGATATATGTTTCTCCAGAGTTTAATTCGATGGAACTTAGATTTGTACGCATATTATCTATACTGGCAGGATAATATATATTATTATTTTTATGCAATGCTAACGGGGAACCTTTTATATTGTCTACGATTTCTACATAGACTGCGTCATAACTGTCGCCGGATTTAGTAGAACCTCCATAATATTTTACATCTCCAAATGTAAATCTTCTTTTATAAAAATTCTCCTGTAAAGAAAGAACATATTGATCTAGATTTAATTCTTGTATTCCGTATTCTAAAACCATTTTTACATACGGCTGTATTCCAAAATTTGGATCAAACGGTCTATAAATGAAATCGGGATTGAAAATTGTACTACTAGTAATAAAAGATTGATAATAATCTTTTTGATCCGACTTTAATAATGGTTTTAAATATATATTAGTGTATTGAGTAGCAGTGGATACAACTTGGATGAAGAAAAGATCACCGATAGAAGCTCCACTAACAGAATCGACCGCAACAACCGAGATGTCAAGTCTTTCTGCTTGATTGGCGACTCCTGTTATAGTGCCGTCTGATTGTAATGTTAACCCCGAATAAGGAGGTTGTATTGAACCGCTAAAATGTATTGTTCCGGTTGAATGCAATAGTGTTGCTTTTATAGATAGATCGCTAATTTCTCCGACAGTTAAAGTTCTTAAAGAATACGGAGTAGTTACCCATTCGATTTCACTTTGATCATAATTTCTTACAGTTAAAGTAAATGTGCTGCTTATTGTTGTTGTAGTGTTCGATATTGAATAGTGTTTAGTAGCTTCTATAACTGGAAAATAAAAAGTTTCATAAGAAGTAATGTTTGTTAATGTACCCCAAATATATCCTGTAGTAGAGTCCAATGTTAAATGATCTGGTAAATTACCTCCGATTAAATTATAGGTTACAGGACCGGTATAGGGTTGCGGGTCATATACCACTGCTGGTATAAAATAAGTATTCACTGTAGACGATGAATAAATTATACCCAGATCGAGACCAATACGCCCCGCAGTGTATCCACCGATCCAATCTATTTGCGTAGTCACAGCAGTATTTTGTAACCTCTTTTAATAAGGTATTTACCAAAAAACTGCTAATGTATTGTTCGGCCGGTAATTAGTTCGTCTACTTGTTCAAATCCAAAAATTTCTAGTATTTTCTTTACTTGTTCGGGAGGATTTTCTATTAGTTGTTCAGGGCATAAAATTTTCTTTAATTTGCCGTCTGCTCCTATAATAAATCCAAAATCGTCTTGTTCTAACCCTACGCCTTCGTATTCTTCTTCATCGTCCCACAGGTTTTCTATGTCATTATCGGGCATTTTATGCTCCTTTTATGTTATAATTTCAAACGACAACTAGTTTATTTTTTATCTCCCTCCATCTGTGTGTTAATATGATCCCAATCAATGATTTTCCATTGATTTTCCAAATATTTTTGTTTATCTGCTTGATAATCCAGGGCCCAAGCGTGTTCCCACCAGTCAATAAGTAATATTATATCTTTTTTGATTTCGTGGTTCTTAATGGTTTTAATCTCACCGTTTTTAGCTAGATATACCCATCCACTACCCTGAATACCCATGGCAGTTTTTTGAAATGCTGTTTTAAATTTTTCCCAGCTTTTAAAATGCCGATTAATGAATTCGGATATTGTACCTATCGGAGCATTATTATTTTTTGGAGCTCGAAATTGAGTAAAATAGATGCTATGTAAAAAGGCCCCTGCTTCATTAAAATCTGCATCACCCTCTCTATTATTGTATCGATCTACATACGCCTTATAAAGTTTACCATAATGGTAATCTATGGCTTGTTTGCTTAAACTACGCCCTAATCCATCTCGGGCATATTTCAATGAAATTTGTTCTAATTTCCTATGATCCTTGCCTTCTGTTACATATTTTATGAAATTATACATACAATAAATATCCAGTCAAGCGGTCAATTGGGCATCCGAGGATCCTGAAGTCATTGCTTTCCCAATTTTTAAATGGCACAGCCAATGTGGCTAAGGGCAAATCGGCGCTTGACATTTTTTGCATATTGGTATTTATTAGATTAAATAATAGTACCAGTTAAAGGAATACAATTATGATAGATGATACAAGTTTAGTTTTCGGTGTAATTTTTGTTATATTATTTGGAATTGGTGTTTATATTTTTAGGTCTTCTAAAAAAAGTAAGACAGAAGAAGTATCCACCGTTGTTGAAAATGTAACAATGGAAGAAACGGTAGTTGAAGAAGTTCCTGCTAAGAAACCTAGAAAAACAAAGGTTCCAAAGATTGAAGCTGCGGTCAAGAAGCCTCGTAAACCTCGTTCAAAGAAGGTTTAATTCTCTAGCACGATTAGCCAGCGCAAAGCTGGCAAGATTCTTTCCCTTTGCTTCGCACATGAGATCAAATTGATCTAAAAAGCTCAGTGCCCATTCATTAACCTTTCTATTCCAATAAAAGTCACTGTGGGCACGGAGCTTTTGTTTTTTGTGTCCAGCTTCTAATAACAACCTAGCATCAGGCAAATGTTCGGGTGAATGATTAATAAGACAATCTTCACGGCTAACAGAATAATGCAGAGTAGGACGCATACCACGCCAGCTTTCCTGCACACGTTGTACACGATCATCCATAGGCGAGATGTACTCGCCCTCTCTGATCCAATGGTGGTGAATGTCAAGAACAATAGGTAACAGATCACTAAGTTCCAAACAAGTATCAAGTCCATGAGCCATTTCCTCGTTTTCGATAGTAATACAGTTTCGTGCTTCAGTACTTAGTTGGGGATAAACATCACGAATGCCCTGCGCACCCAACCGACCTGCAATATGCACATTAATCTTCATGTCCTGAAACTGTTGACCATAGCCCATCCAACGAGCCATATCAGCATGATATTCGAATTCGTCTATACTTCGGGATACAATGTCAGGATCGCTGCTAGCAAGCACAGTAAACTGGCCAGGATGGAAACTAATCCTAACCCCAAGATCCTTAGCCAACCTGCCCACTTCGGCAAAGTACCTTTCCGCATAGAGCCTAACGTCCGGTAGACGCCAAAAATACCGCCAAGTAGACTCAGTGTAAACAGGCAGTAGATCACTGCTAAGGCGTACCATACGTAAATGTTCATCTAATCCTCCTACTCGTTCTACGAGTTTTCTAGTTGATTCAATATTGTGTTCCATGATGTCCCAGAGTCGTTGCTCTGCTACATCTCGAGTTTGGCGATTAAGCCAGGCTACAGTGGTGCCGGCAGTGTTGTATTTCTTACAATCGTCAGTGGGTTTGATACCATCAACCTGATCAGGTCGATCAATCCACTTACAGCAAAAACCCACACGTTTAATAGTCATAATTAATCCTTTTACAAGCAAACACATAAATATATTATACAGAATTATCTAAGGAAAGTCAACGTGGCAAATACCAAGCATCAAAATAAAAGAAAATTCCACACCGTTTATCAAACTACCAATTTAATGAACAATAAATTTTACATAGGTGCTCATTCTACAGATAATCTAAATGATGATTATTGTGGTTCAGGAACTAACATAAATCGTGCAATAGAAAAATATGGAAGAGAATTTTTTAAAAAAGAGATATTATACATTTTTGAAACTCCGGAAGAAATGTTTGCTAAAGAAAAGGAAATAGTAACTCTTGATTTTTTAAAAAGATCAGATGTTTATAATATAGTAGAAGGTGGCTATGGTGGTTATAATAAAGGGAGTACCGGATTGAAACATTTACATCATTCGGAAACAAATGAACGATGCGCTGTTCATCCTAATGCGGTAGAAAAAATGTTAAAAGAAGGATGGATAATAGGTAGGAATATGTCTTCTACAACAGATACCATTTGGGTTTATAGAGGTATCGAAAAGAAAATGATATCTCCAAATAAGTTGTCTGCTTATATTAATGAAGGCTGGAAAAAAGGACTTCCTAGATCTCCAACTCAAGGAAAAGTTTGGATTTATCAGGCCGAAATGGATGAATATAGTTTGTGCGAGATT